TACATTCAGTAAGGTTGACTTCAACGAATGGACTTACTATGGTGGTGAGAACTATGTTTTCATTCCCTACTTGGATAACAGTGGGTATAGTCCTGACGGCTTATCAGATAATGCTATACTTGAAATCAAATGTCCGTTTAATAGTGGTATACATTTAAAGAACTTCAACATCTACGATGCAGGTACTCTTAAGGATATACACCCAGAATACTATTGGCAGATGCAACTCGGTATGTTGGCAACCAATTTAGACAAGGGCTACTTTGTTTCTTATGACCCTCGTATGCCACAACAAAAACAGTTGCACGTTGCCGAGATTGAGAAGCACGATGTTGAGTTTGAGGTAACTGAAAAGTTATCTATTGCTCACGACTTTTTGAAATTAATTTTGCAATAAAGAAAAAAAAGTTTTATATTTGAAGTATGGAAACACCAGTAATATTTTTACCGATAGCGATTGTACTTGGTATTATCGTTGTAGCATTGTATCAAATTGCACTATACTATTTTAAAAAGTTGAGCCAATATATTAAAAATGCTAATTTAAAGTAATACCTTTGTAAGGTAAACAACAACCTTGTGGTAGGGGTTCAGTTTAAAGATATTTGCCTGGACGGGTAAGATGGTCTACCACACATCTTACTTGCTCTGGGCTTTTTTTGTTAATTGAAAAAAGAAGAAGTAAGCAAGTTCATAATATTCGAGTCATCGATATTGGACGATTTAAATCATCGACAAGCAATACTTATGGGCTTGTTAAATGGAATGGCTAAAAAGGAGGGATATGCCTATCTTAAAAATGCCACAATCTGTGAGTTATTGAAAGCATCAGAATCAACTGTTAAAAGTGATTTAAAAACGTTAGAGGAACTTAAGTATATAAAAAGGCAAGTTATAAGGAATGATAAAAAAGAAGTAGTTCAAAGACGTATATACCCTATGGTTAAATTTTACACGGAGGGTGGGGTTAAAACTTACACGGAGGGTGGGGGTGAATTTTATACCATAGATAAAGATAAGTATATAAATATAATAGATAAAGAATATAGGGATGCCTTTGCAAGGTGGATTCAATACAAAAAGGAAATAAAGGATATGTATAAATCAGAATTAAGTTTAAAGACGTTAGCAACCAAAATAATGAACAACGTATCAGCAAAGCAATTTGATGAGGTTGTTGATATATCAATTAGCAATGGATGGAAGGGATTGTTTTTTGATAAAGTAAAAAAAGATTTACCTTCGAACAAACCTAAAATTGCAACACTCGATGACTAACCAAGAATTAATAGGTATATTTTTAGTATACCCAGAAAGCCACGTTCACTTAACTAAACTTAATCCAATATGGTTGGACGGTAAGGATAAAGAAATTATTGAACGTATGCGAGAAATGTATATTACCAATGAGCCAATAAACCTACCTTCTGTAGGTATGCAGTTTAAAGAACACATTCAGTACATTGCTCAAAGTACGAATCTCGTCAGCTCAAACGTTCACACGGAAAAGATTATTTTAAACCTTGAGGTTCAATATAAAACTAAACAGTTAAGGAATGCACTTGCAAACTTCAATATGAACCAAGACTTACCAGACATCATAACCAACCTTAACAACCTAACTCAACAAGCACAACTATCCATCCATAAGTCAAGTGACTTTATGACAACGATAGCCGGTAAGGTTGTCGATGAGATTGAGGATAGTGTAAAGAGGGGTGAGGTGAGGATGGGTATGCCCACCGGTTGGAAGTACCTTGATAAGTACTTGGGTGGCTGGAACAAAGGCAACGTGGTTATACTTGCCGGTAGACCTGGTTCGGGTAAGACTGCTATGGCTATGAATTTAAGCATAGAGGCGAGTCAGTTTGGCAATGTATTGTTCTTTTCTTTGGAGATGAGCAAGGAGGAGTTAGCAAAAAGATTTTTGGCAACGATGGGTGAGATACACAACTACAAGATTCGCAACTCAAAGGTTACTGTTGATGACCTTGAACGAATGGCAAGAGTAGTTAATTCATTCAATGGTGACTTGTCGGTCGATGATGATGCCACAATGACCATTTATGACTTAATAGGAAAGGCACGTTTACACAAAGCCAAGCAAGGATTAAACTTGGTTGTCATAGACTATATGCAACTACTTAAGGGAACTAAACAAAACAGAGAACAAGAGATTGCAGAAATAAGCCGACAGTTAAAAATAATGGCAAAGGAGTTAGGCATTACAGTTATAGCATTAGCACAGTTGTCAAGAAAGAGTGAGGAGAGAGCAGACAAGAGACCTTTACTTTCAGACTTAAGGGAGTCGGGTGCGATAGAGCAAGATGCCGATGTAGTGATGTTTCCATTTAGACCAGCATACTATGAGGAGGATAAACCAGAGTTAGAGTTAGATGCAGAGTTAATCATTAGAAAAAACCGACACGGTGAATGTGCAACTATACCTTGCACGTTTGAAGGAAAGTACACAAGATATAAAGAAGCATTATGAACTACGAATACGAATACATTGTGTTGAAAGCACAACACACGAAACTTAAAAACAGAAGCAGTGCTAAAATATCTGCTCTTGAGAATGAGATTAAACGCTTAAGAAATCAGATAGCAAAACCATTCAAGCCAAAGATGAGCAATGCAACTATGCAAGAAGTGTTAGATGCAGTATGCCACTCAACCGGTATACTACCTGATGAGATTATCTCCAAGTGTAGAAAGATTGAATACGTCAGGGCAAGGCATCTTTTTTGCTATGTATGTGCAAGGCACTTGAGATTACCACTAACCAAGATAGGGTTGTTTATTGAACGTGACCACTCATCGGTAATCCACGCAAGACAGCAGTACCAAGATTTTTTAGATATGGGTTATCAGCCAGAAGTTTCATACTATAACAATGCCATCGAGTCACTACATATTAACCTTGTGTAAGGGAGTATTGCGAAGTGATATCATTTTGGACGATGAGAAACAAGTCATCTACTATGCAAAGAAGTATATTAAAGATGGATGGCAAGTGTACTCAATAGACTACAAACCAAAAGTTCACATCACCTATGAATTACCAAGTTAAATCAATAGACTATCAAGATTGCAAGGAGTGGTTTTTAAAAAAGCACTATGCTAAAAGGATTCCAAGTATTTCATTTTGCTTTGGTTTGTATTCAGATAAATTAGAGGGAGTATGTTCTTTTGGTAAACCAGCATCACCAAGTTTATGTGTTGGTGTATGTGGTGAAGATAATAGTGAAAAGGTATATGAACTAAATAGACTTGTAGTAAATGAAGGACTACCAAAAAACACTTTAAGTTATTTTGTAGGGCAATGCCTAAAATTATTACCAAGTAATTTAGTTATTGTTTCATATGCTGACACTGCACAAAATCATCACGGTTATATTTATCAAGCAACAAATTGGATATATAGTGGGATAACGGCTAAAATGTTTGATAAAAAAATAAAGGGAAGTGATAAACACGGAAGGCACAACAATGTCTATGAAAAAGATGAAGAATGGGAACTCGTTGAAAGAAGTCAGAAACACCGTTACATCTATTTCATTGGCTCAAAAACACAAAAGCAAAAATTAAGAAAAGCATTAAGATACGAGATACAACCATACCCAAAAGGTGATAACAAGAGATATGACGCCAGTTACCAACCAACAATACAAACTAAATTACTATGAACAACTTGTTAATAAGTAACAGAATAAAGCAAAGAGATTTGTTATATCAAAAAGGCGGATATCATAAAGGAACTATCCCAAGCCGAGTGGTTAAGAGATTTTACAGTTAAGATTGGAAAAGACTTGGCATCAGATTTATATCAAGAGTTATTTCTAATACTTTGTGAGAAGGATGACAAGTGGATTGAGGACAAATACACAAGTGGTTATTGGGAGGGCATAGTGATACGCATCTGCTTAAATCAATTCTATGGCAAACGTACTAACTTTGACAAGTTATACAAGCAACCAATCGGAATGTATGATACAGACGAGATACAGATAGAGAGCGAACAAGAAACGAATTACAAGGAGTACTTTTATAAATCACTTGAGGCAATACTTAAAAACACTGAATGGTACGAGGCGAGGATTTTTGAACTTTACTCTAATGGGGATACAGATAAAGGGATAAAACCTCGCAGTGCCAGGTCAATAAGTAGAATCACTGGTATCTCAAGGCAAGAGATATTGAGAGTAATCAAAGAAATTAAAAACAAAGCAAATGAACACTTTAATACAAATTATAGGCATCTCATCGTTAGCAATGATATTCGTCCGTGAATGGGGTTACAAGTTCATCAAACCTTTTTCGTGTGAACTATGTCTATCCTTTTGGATGTCGTTACTATGGTGGCACTCATTGGAAGGAGTGTTATACGCAGGGGCATCAGCAATATTCGCAACAATTTTAAATCGTTATATATGACAAAAGAAGAAATTATGTACATCCTTGAGGTTATTAAACCATACTTCGAGAGATTCAAAAAAGAGCAGGTGTTAAGAATGACACCAACTGACAACGTTACATTCAGAGAAATCTACCAAAAGGAGATGGGTAAGCCATTACCAACTTGCTCAACTTGTGTAGTAGATGGGATGCTTTCAATGATTATCAGAGCAGAACAACAAGTAAAGGAGTTAGCAACGATAGCTGACGATGAGCAAACCATAAAACCAAAGAGAAAAAGAAGTGCAAAAACACACAAAGATTTATCTGAAGGAGATGGGCTTTGACCAAACCGATTGGATGCCTTGTGAACTATGTGGTAGCACCGGTCAGGATATTCACCACATCGAAGCACGAGGTATGGGTGGAAGCAAGACAAAGGATGTAATTGAAAACCTAATGCTACTATGCAGAAATTGTCACGTTGAGTATGGTGATAAGAAGCAATATAAAGGACTATTACAAGCAACCCACATTGCATATATGAAAAGAAGATGAATATACAAGTAGTAAAAATATCAGACATTAAGAGCAATCCTAATAACCCGAGAGTTATAAAGGATGACAAGTTTCACAAACTATGTGAATCAATCAAAGCGTTCCCAAAGATGCTTGAGTTGCGACCTATCGTTGTCAATGATGATATGATTGTACTTGGAGGGAATATGCGATTAAAAGCATTAAGGCATTTAGGGTTAAAGGAAGCACCAATCATTAAAGCATCAGACTTAACCGATGACCAACAACGTCAGTTTATAATTAAGGACAACGCTGGATTCGGTGAGTGGGATTGGGATATTATAGCCAACGAGTGGGACACTGCCGAACTTGAGGATTGGGGTATTGACGTTCCTACATTTCCAGAAACGGAACTTGAAGCAGAGGAGGATAACTTTGAAGTGCCTGATGAGGTTACTACTGACATTGTAATAGGTGACTTGTTTGAGATAGGTGAGCATCGTTTGTTGTGTGGAGATTCAACCGATAGCGATGCAGTTGCGAAATTGATGGATGGTAAAAATTGGCATTTATTAGCAACCTCACCACCATATAATCAAGGAAATAGTTGTGGTAATTTATTGCATACTAAAGGAATTGGAGTTGGTAAAAAAGACGTTAAATTGTATGAAGATAAGAATGCAGATAATAGAAGCGATGAAGAGTATTTTGATTTTTGTATTAGTATCTTAAAAACTGCATCAATTTTTAAAGATATTAATGAGCATTCAGTTTGTTGGAATGTGGCTTATAATGCTAAAAGCCGTGACAATTATGGTAAAATTATTTTTTCTAATGATAACCCATTTAGGGTAAAAGAAACAATTATTTGGGATAAGACGCATTCAATAAATTTGCCACAAATAGGTATTTACTCAAGAAGATGTGAATTTGTATTTGTTATGAGTGCCAATGAAAAATATCGTACAAGTCAAACTTATAATGATTGTCGTTGGAATTATTGGCAAATAAAAAGTGCTGGTTCACAAATTACGGGTGAAGTTACTGAACATCGGGCAGCATACCCGGTTGAATTTGCAACAAAAATGGTTGAAGATTTTTCTTTAAAATCAGATTTAATATATGAACCATTTCTTGGAAGTGGAACAACAATGGTAGCAGCACATCAACTTAAACGCAAGTGCTATGGTGTAGAGTTAGACCCTAAATATTGCCAAGTAATAATAGACCGAATGAAAGCACTTGACCCTTCACTTGTTATAAAACGAAACGGACAAATAATTTAGAGATAATTTAGAGAATGGCTAACGAACACAATCTCATACCAGCAAAAAAAGGAGAGGTCAGAAATCCCACAGGTAGACCTAAAAAGGTTGACACTATACTTAAGGAGATATTCTTGGATGAGTACAATGTGAGGTTATCAAAATCACAAACAGAGGAGATAATAAAAGGGGTACTATCAAAGACACGAAGTCAGCTGATGGAGTTAGCACAGAATGAGGAGTTACCATTTTGGATATCAATGATAGCAAACAAAGCAACAAAGGATTACAAGAAAGGAAGTATACATTTACTAGAGTTACTATTCGATAGAGTTTACGGTAAGCCAAAGGAAACAGTAGACCAGAACATTGAAGGCAAGGTAATAAACGTAACTTTGAATTTAGACACTAAAGAAAAGTAAGGATATAGGTTGACATTTTAAAGCAAATAGTAAGGCTATAATATGACAAAACAAACGGAGGTAACAAATGCCAGATATAACAATGTGTAAGGGTGAAGGATGCCCAATTAAAAATCACTGCTATCGACATATAGCAAAGCCAAACGAATTTAGACAAGCTTATTTTGAACAAAGCCCTTTTGATGGTGAGAAGTGTGAATTTTTTTGGGGTGAAAACGCTACTCAAGTTTATGAACAATTGAAAGAAATACTGAAGGTAAAAAAATGAAAACTTGTAAGGGCTGCAACCAAACTAAACCAACAACCGAATACTACAAGCACAACTCCAACAACGATGGTTTAAATGGTAAGTGTAAGGACTGCATCAAAGCATATAGCAAACGAGTGTACGACAACGCAATGAATGACCCTTTTCTGCGAAGGCAGATGGCAGATAAAATAAGAAACTATAACAAACGA